GTGATACTTTGATGCTTGCCCCTAGACATCTCAATTTAATGCTGTGTGAAGATGATGAAATTGAAATTTCTAACATCTTTGGTTCTATATTCAAGTTGCCTGTTTCTGATTTGAAATTTGTTGGAATATCTGATGCTGTTGGTGCTGATAAGGATGCTATGTTGATTCAATTTCCGCGTTATGTCAATAGCCATTGTGATATTGTGAAACACTTTCAAACTATGCCTGAGTTATCTGAAAAGAGTGCGAATGTTGCTTTATCTACTATTCGAGCTGTTAAGGATAAAATTGCACTTGTTATTCTTGGAAATACAATGGCACAGATGAAGAGCATTTCTCTTGATACTGAACATGGAATTCGAAATATTAGAGATTGTATTGAATATAATCTGAATACCATCAATGGTGATTGTGGTTCCCCAATTATTTGTCAGGAGAAGAAATTCATCCGTAAAATTGCTGGAATTCACATTGCTGCGACCCCCGACGGAACATCCGCGTTTGGACAATCTGTGACACAACAGGATTTGTTAAGAACATTGCAATATTTCGATAAAGTAATTATTAACGATTCTGATGTTTTAGCTAACCTTCAAATTCATTCCGAAACCCATGATCTTCCCCTTAATAAGGAAATTGATTCTGGTTTTCTGAAACAATTATTTGGTTTGGCTGCTGATACTTTCAGCTACTTGGGTTTGTGTGATAAGACCGTTTTTACTCCTAACAAGAGTGATTTGCGTCCGTCTGTAATTCAAAACCTAGTGACTGAAATAACATCTAAACCAGCTTACTTATCCCATCCAAAGGTAGATATTCTTAAGAAAAATTTATCCAAGTGTGGTATTAACACTCCCTATATTCCTTTCAACGAAGTAGATAGAGCAGTGAATGAGTATAAACAGAAATTGATGACTAATCCAATTGAACCTCTTCGTAGAGTTTTAACTTATGAAGAATCTATTGGCGGAAATGATGTGAGTGTTTATGTAGCTGGTTTGACCCGTTCGACTTCGCCTGGTTATCCATGGGTTTTTAACAAAACTAGTGGAATGCCTGGTAAAACAACCTGGTTTGGAAGCTCTGAGTATATCTTCGATGAAGATGTTAAGAACAGAGTTGAAAGACTAGAGAAGTTGGCAAAACAAGGTATTCGTGTTCCATTTGTTTGGACTGATACTTTGAAGGATGAGAGAAGACCTATAGCGAAAGTAAACGAATTAAAAACTCGTGTATTTGCCGCTGGACCTATGGATTACTTAATTTTATTCCGTATGTATTTTTTGGGCTTCATGGCTAACGTCATGGAGAATAGGATTACCAACGAGCAATCGATTGGGACTAATCCTTTTTCGTCTGACTGGACAAGAACCGCAAAGAAGTTATCCCGTTTTGGTGATAAAGTTTTTGCTGGTGATTTTTCAACCTTTGATGGCACTCTCAACTCTTGCATTATGTCAAGATTTGTGGATGTAATCAACGATTGGTATGATGATTGTGAAGAAAATAAGACTCTTAGGAGAACCTTGTTTTTGGACATTTATAATTCCAATCATCTGTGCAGAAATATATTCTATTCTTGCACACATTCTCAACCTAGTGGTAATCCAATTACCACCGTATTGAATTCTTTCTATAACTCTGTCTCAATGCGTATCGCTTTTTATCGATGTGCAAAGAAGGCTGGAGTTACAAAAGTTATTTTTGACGACTGCGTGTCTATGGTCTCCTACGGAGACGATAATGTGGTCAACTTTAGAAGTGATGTTGTTGATTGGTTCAATCAAAATGAGGTTACTGAAGCTTATGCTACTTTCGGTATGATTTATACTGATGAAGCTAAGTCCGGTAACATCATCCCCTTTAAGACTCTCGGTGAGGTCGCTTATCTTAAGCGCTCTTTCCGATATCTTAACGGCCATTGGTTTGCGCCCTTGGATCTAAGTACATGTTTAGAAATGTGTAACTGGATTCGAGATTGCCCAAATCATGAAGCCGCAACCTGCGAAAATATTGAAAACGCATGTCGCGAACTTTCCATTCATGGGAAAGACGTATTTGACATGTGGAGTCCTAAGTTAGTTTCAGCTTTCTACAAGAAGACTGGAATTTACCCGACCGTGAAGACCTATTCCACTTATATGGAAGACCTTTTAGAAGAATATTAATTCGGCAAACCTTAACTGTCTGCATTGACTATGCAGTATGTCCACACCACTGGTGATCGTTTGTCGATCTCAGGTGATGCTTTTCTTTTCCCAAGTGGTTTTAATGCCCTTTAGGCGTGGAACAGTTAATAGTGGTCAGCGTGAAATACCGTTTGATCAAACAAGTCAAGATCCTATGTAATTCAAAATGTAGCATAGATACGTCTCCCTTCTGGAGTTGGAAATTTTCCATTTTTGCGTAAAGTTATATATTTCAAAAAAAAAAAAAAAAACCCGCGCCCCCCCCAAAAAAAAAAAAAAACGGGAACGAGAAAAGAAAAAAAACAGTGGGTAAGACGACTAACAAACAAAAAACA